AGTGCTCTTGAGCTTCTCTGCGATATTTTGGCATGGACAGTTTGCGTTTTTGCTTCTGCTGTGACATTGACGGTGAACGTGAGCGATGTGAGTTCTGTTTACCGGCTTTGGCGGTGGAGCGTTCTGGACGCGTTTGGAATGTCTGTGTTGAGCAGCAATGCGACCCAGGGTATACCCTTGCCTTGCATTGTGTCCGAAAGTTTTCTTCAGGCCTCGGGGCTTGTGGCGGTAGCAAATTTTGTGCCGCTATTGCTCGTTGTACTCATCTTCTCGGATCTACGATCGTCGTGGCGTTACGCTGTAACTTTTGTTGGGAGCCTTTGGGCACCTTCAATATGGTGTGGCAGCGTCACGGCCTTCGTAGTGCTTTTGGTGAATTTCGCGTGTTGGATGTTTGGAGTCCCACATTCGGAGCTTGGAGTCCTCATGACGCATATCCTGGTTGTATGTTTTGCAACGGTGCGCCACATGGGAGTCCGTGTTATTGGCATGGTGATCAACGATTACCGTGTTCTATATACGGTGAGCGCCATTGCCATGGGTCTATTATTTGGAATCGTTCTGAGGACAGTTAAAAGATACCAGGGTTTTGGCAAGCACTTTTTGGTGCAGAATAATATGGACAGCGAGAAGCTTGAGGAGTCGATCCCCAGAGTTCCCGTTGCGCATATTGAGGTTGTCGCCCCGGAAACGAAGGAGATGGCCTTTAAGCAGAGTGACCGACAATGGTTTCCTACCGGGGCTTTCCCTGTTGGGATTGGGCGATTCGTCGCTCACCGGAAGGGGGAAAAGGCAGGTTTTCATGCGGGCCTTGGCTTCCTTTTGGACATTGGTATGGGAAAAGTTGTCTTGATGATGACGGATCACCAGCGCCAGCGGGCCGCTGAGAAGGATATGCAAATGTCTTTCCAGGGTCCCGTTGGTCTGGCACCAATCGGGGATTTGCACGTCCTTGCCCATGGGGTAGGAGATATGGATTTCCTTGCTCTTAAGGTGTCAGATAGTAATTTGCGGTCGCTCACTGGCGTTAAGGCTTTGAAACTTTGCGCTGGTGTTGACAGCTTTAATGCTCGTTGTTTTGGTTATGACGAGGAGACTGATCGATTTTGGGAGAGCCATGGCCGTGCAGATCGGTTGTGTGACGCAAATGGTAAGACTATGCGTTATGCACACCACTGTACTACTACTAATGGCTCTTCAGGAGCCCCTCTTGTTTGTCATGGTGTTGGCGTCGTCGGTATTCACACTGGCGGTCGTCGTATGTCCGACGATGAGACTCCCGCGTATAACCTCGCTACGTCGCTGACTTTCTTGCGGCAGATGCGTAAGTTGAAGGGCTTGGAGACAAATGTCTATTTCCGCGATGATTTCGTGGACCAGGACTATGTTTCTAAGTGGGTGCGTTTGAATCGCGAGTTGGACCCTATGGGTTATTGGGAGGATGATATCTATTATCCCGAAGATATGGATGATAAGTATGATTACCTCTTGGATGAGGACTTGTACGATTTGGCTGCCTATGGGGCCCGCGGTTCTTTGGGCATTGACGGAAGCCTTGAATTTCGTCTCGAGAAGAAGATTCAGGAGCTGGGAGAGATCGCTAAGGTGCTTACCCCGGTTCCAGAGTTGCTTGTGGTTGAGGACCTTACGGTCGGACGACCCAGGCCTCGAAAGCCTCTTCCCGCTCCTGTTTTGCCGAAACCTTTGCCGGTCGTTGACATTTCGGAGCTGGAGGAGCTTGTGGAGCCTCTTTTCCGGGAATCCCCGGCTTCGGTCGGGGCTCCGGTTGTGGACCCTCCGAGACAGGAAGGCGCGAAAGCGCCTCCGGTTCAAGAAAGTCTCAAGATGAAGGAAAAGGTGGCGAAGAAAATCGCGAATTTGGAGCAGGTGTATGGATTGGACATGGCGTTCGAGAAATCGATGCCGTGTACCAAGGCCTTGAATCTGGCGCTAGACAAGCGATTGCAGCAACTCTCCAGTTATACCAAGCGATTGAAACAGGAGATGAGCATTCCCAAGAAGAAGGGCTTGGCCTTGAGCGAATCGGGTCAGCGCTCTCCCTCCGAGGGGGTGGCAAAACAGAAAAGAAAGAAGAATCTGACATTCTCAAAGCGCTCCGAGCCGGTGAAGATCGAGTCGGAGGCATTGAAAGACGTGTGCTTGGCTATGATCAACCAGTTAGGGGGGCCGCAGCTGAAGTCGCAAGTCTTAGATTCCAAGTTGGAAGGCAGCAGCTCCCTACCAGGAGCAGCGCCCATTCCGCCCGCGCAGTAGACCTTTTGGTCCAGCAGCTCGGGGGTGACGGGTCATTGGCATGGAAACGTGCTTATGACCCTCCCGCGGTCAGGGAATTCTTTGTTAAAGCCCTGATCGGTTTTGGACTTAACCGCAAGGCGAGCCCAGGTATGCCGCTGAAGTTGATCGCTAGTTCTAACGAGAAAGTGATTGATGAATATGGTATGCTTTTGGTTTACCTTGCGGAAGCCCGGCTTCGTTTACTTATGCTTGACCCTGAGGTGGTGTGTCGTTTGACCCCGCTTCAGTTGGTCGAAATGTATTTTACGGACGCCGTGCGCGTTTTCGTTAAGCAAGAACCTCACACTAGTGAGAAGATTGCTCAGCGACGCATGAGGCTTATAAGCTCACGGGGCCTGGTAGACCAATTGGTTGAGAGGTTCCTTTTCCAAGAGTACCAGGACTGGTGTATTCAGAAATGGGATTGTCTTCCCGTGAAGCCCGGAATGGGCCACACGGACGAGATGATGTCTAAGATTTGGAACACAGTCCAGGCCGAGTTGGCCACGCAGGATCTTGATAACGACGACGTGAGTGGTTGGGATTTTAGTGTCCTGCGTGACCGAATGATGAATGCAAACAATGTGCACTTGCGCGTTATGAACCCTCCCGAGTCAATTCGGAATGCGATGATTAATGTGACGTGGTGTCTTGCTACTAAGGTGTGGTGCACATCATCTGGTGCTCTTTTCCAGCAGAGAGAGTTTGGGGTTATGGCCTCTGGTTCATTCCGGACTGCCGACCTCAATTCTGTCATGCGTGTTTTACTCTCCTACGAGGTCACTTTTGATCTTGGGGGGGGCGAGAGAGATTGCTTTGCGATCGCCATGGGGGATGACTGCGTTGAGTCTTCCTTTGGGGGGTTCGAAGCGAGGAAGGCGTTATATGCTGAGTATGGCTTTAGACTTACTGAGCATGTTACGATTAAACCTCTCGAGAAATTTGAGTTTACTTCTCATGAGTATCGAGATCCAGGTTACGCGTCTTTGAGCGCGTGGCCGCGCTCCCTCTATAGGTTGCTGATGAAGTCTTATGATGAGATTGAATTATTGCAATTTGCGTATGAGTGTAGGCACAATCTTGAGCTCGAGGAGATTTTGAAATTCCTTAAGCGCGTTGGTTGGATTCCCGATGAGGTTGATCTTGTCTTTGAGTTCAAGCAGTGTGCTCTCCTTGATGTGGGTGGCCCTGTCTGGGGGCCACAAAAGTTTCCAAGAGAGGACCCAAGCTGTTTCGTCGTTTTTATGTCCAAAGCAGAAAAGAAGATCCTCCACGATCTCAAGGAGATCAAGGAAAAGGAAAAGAAGAAGCAAACCGGGCGCAAGATGCTTCCCGTAAGCGCGAGCTCAACGGGGAGGTCAAAGGCCAAGGTGATCAGCAGACCGAGCGACGCGGTGGGCAGTGTCAAGAACTACGGCACCCCATACAACGCGTTGAACAGCCAGCTGCACAAGTTTATGCCATCACAGACGCAGGCAGCGTTGATGGCGTGGGCGCACACGGTTGCAAACCCAAGGACCAAGAACCCGCACCCCGTGCCGCTGATGGCTGCCCCGGGTGCGTCTGCTTCGGTCCCTCAAATGTTCAAATGCACGTTGTACGGCACGGCCCACGCTAATGCGTCCGGCTGTGTTTTTATTGGTGCAAATGCTGACGCTTGGTACCCCGCCACTCCTGGCGGCGAGGTGCCTTCCGGAGAGCAGTGGCCTGTCCCTGGCAATCGATACTTGGTTGTCCCAGGCGGCCTCCCTGATTATGGGAATTATCAGGGTTTTCCCGTGCATTATACTGACGCTGCTTGGGCTGGTGGTGGTTCCAGCAGCGCTATTGAGTATCCTACTTGCACGATGAATGTTTCGAGTGGTGTCACTGGTTTGAACTTTTCTGGTTTGCCCAGTGATTTTATTCCGAACATGACCAATGACACTCGCTATACAAATGTTGCCGTTGAGCTTCGGGTTCGTCCCACTCAGGCTCAGCTGTATGCAAGTGGTGAGCTGATTGCTTTCAACTATAGGCGCCAGATTACTGGAGAGACTGCGGTTGGAGGAGCGATTGGCTATGGTGGTGGCCAGCCTACTGGGGCTATGCTTGCCTTTCCCGACTACTATTTGAGCCGTGAGAGGTTGGCTGCTCCAAATTGGCCTAGCTCCAAGTGGTTGACCACTGTCGCGGTGCCGAATACAGGCACTTCTTTCGGGCAGTGGCTGCCGCTTGGTGGCTCACCTCCTATCGGTACCCAGCAGGTCGGCTATCCCATGGCTTTTGTTATGGGCGAAGGTCTTCCTACTGGTGCTCCAATTGAGTTTGAGGCCACTTATGTTTACGCCGTCTACGGAACTCGTACCTATACTACCTCTGGTAGTACTGGCTCCGATTTGTACGTTGACGCTTCGCGGGCCGCTCCAGTTGTTGCCAATGGGTTCACTATGTTGGGCCCAAAGGCATCATCTGGGCGGCCTGACGCGCGTGGCGTGGCTGCTGTTGTCAAGGCTGAGCAGGCTGATAACCGTATGCCCAGCGTTAAAGATGTCATTTCTGGCGTTAAGGCCGGTAAAGATGTCTTTGAGGCTGTCACCGGTACCGATATCGGCGAGGAGATCGTCGGTATTATCGGTGATATTGCCGCGATGTTCCTTTGAGGGCATCTATTCCTAGCACGTGGGGAAGATAAATAACTACGTTGCGGGCCAGAGTAAACTGGTAAAAGAAATCACCGTTCACCCGCCCACGGCTGGCTACCTTCGAAGGATTGTAGCTAGGAAGGGCGGGTAGGTAATGACAGGCCCAGGTTGGGCGTCTCTCGTTCGGAGTACTTGTGAAACGATCGAGAGCTGCTCTCTCGGGGCTGGAAGGTGTGGAACTACAACACTAACCTATAAACCAAGAGTGCTGCCAGGGGAAACCCTGTGTAGTCTTGTCGTCAGGTAAGGATTGACGTTAACTATGGACATGCCCCCTCCGGGAGGAGGGGAGGTGGTATACTTATACTGTGGCGAAATCACTGAAGGTTGCGTGAGAGCGCGATGTGCCTAGGATCCTTCGACTCCAGATCACTATGGAATCTAAGTTTCAAGTTGGTTTGACTCCAACACATCACGTATCCGTTGTGTGGTGAGATGCGCCCGCTG